TCTTTTCATTCATTTTAAATTCCTCCTTGCCTTTTCGGCATATAAAATAAAGTTCTCTCTACTCTATAAAGAGAACTCGCTCGGCAACCAAGTAAAAATTTTGCGGTTTCTTAATGTCAAGTGTTCAAGTTTGTAAAGTTTTTGCTTGCAAAAAGTTTACAAAGTTGCAAAAAACGGAAGTATTTATAGCGTGTTGCGGAAAAATACTTAAAGCGTTTTTTGAACTTGACATAAGAAAACCCCCTGCCTTAGTTTTAAAGCAGGGGGTAGCAAAATTATAATTGGAAGACCGAGAGAGAGGGGAACTTCTCAGCGGTGAAGCTTTGTCCCAGTAAATTAGAACACCGCTCGAAAAGACTTGGTGTATAAAAAGTGAAATGCCCGAAAGGGCATTTTTTTAATATGGATTTGAAACATCATTACATTTCCTTGGCGGAACACTAGCATTTCTTGTTACTGTTTGTAGTTCTTTTTCAATTGCATCAATAGCTCCTCTTGTATGAACTATTTTATATCCGCATGCAGTTAAATTATCATCTACAAATTTATCACGTTCTATTCTTTCAATATTATTATGTGATTGGTCGTCAAGTTCAATTATTAATAGTACTTTCATATCATCTACAATAGCAAAATCAATATGTTTGGCTTTAATTTTATTGAAATATGTTCCCCATTCATTCCTATTTATTGAATATGTTTTCACTTCAATTAAATCTGCTAATCTTATTTTTGTTAAAATTTGCAGATTGTATTTATTTGTAACTTCTTTAAGTTTAGTATAAAAATAATATTCATTTTTAGTAAGTATCTTTTTTCTTTGATAAGCACAAAAAGCAGGCTTTTGAATTATTGGCTGTGTTGTTTTTTCTTCTTGTTCTTGTTTAACTTTTGTTTCTAACTTTTGTGCTGTCTTGCTTTCTGATGATTTTATTACTGCAATTATAATTATTACTATTATTGTTGTTATCATAATCAATTCATATATTCCTTTGATTATTTCAATTAGTTCGTTCATTATGTCCATCCTTTTTGTTATTAATTATTTTTGTTCAATTATTTCAAGATATTTTTTTATCATAAATTTTACTTGTTGACTGAAGTTTCTTTCTGTTCCTTTTCTTAGTTCGTCTATTTTTTCTATTAGTTCTTTTTCAAATCTTATTGTCTTTTGTTGTGTTTCATTGTCATTCATATTGCACATTCTTTTCACTCCTTTTTTGTTCATTATAGCTATTTTTTGTTTTCTTGTCAAATCCCATTGACATTTATTGTCTTACATGTTATACTTTAATTGTCTTACAAAGAATTTTTTGTAAGACAATATGTAATAAAAGGAGTGTGAAAGAAATGGCAAAGGTATTAATTATAGGTGTGAATTCGAGGGTGTATAAGGACAAGAAAACAGGTGATATGCATGATATGATTACATTATGCTGTGTTAAGAACAATGCTAATTTTGAGGGTAAGGCTATTGATGATGTTGTTGCCTGTGATACTTCTCCTCTCTTCAGATCGATTATGTCTGGTGTAAATGGTAATCTTGATGCATTAGTTAATCGTTATGCAATTATTGACCGAGATAATCGCGGCTATGTAGAAAATTATGAACTTCTTGAAGTTCCCAAAGATAGTCCAGTTGTTTGGGGGTTCTAAATGTGGATACAACTATTACCGAGGTCACAACTTCGGTTACCGAAATGGTAACCACTACTGTAACTTTACAAGAAACTTCTGTTGATGCAGAGGCTGTAAATACTTTTGTATATCTTGCAACAGGCTTTTTGATTTTCTATTTTGTATGGAGTTGTTGCAAATGGATATATAGATTTCTTAATCTATTTTTTTAAAAGGGGGTGAAAATATGACTGATTTTATTACAGTAGCTGCTGATGTAGCTGGTGGTTGGAATGGCATCACATCTGATATGTTGTTAGGTGTTCTTGATGAGATTAAGTCTGTTCTTCCTATCGTAGTCCCTGCGGCTGTTGGTTTCCTCGGCTTGCGTAAAGCATGGGGCTTTATTAAATCAACTATCAAAGGTGCTTAATACTGATACGGCATACGGACTGTATCACTCATGCGGTCGGGCAGTTCCTGACCGCAAATTTTTTTATAAGGGGTGATTTCATGTGAATTTAGTTGATAAACTTCCTGATTTTCCAGTTAACAAATATGGAAAGTGGTATTGTCATTATAACATGCGTGATAAAGAATTTGTACTTTACAATTATTCTAGTGCTTCGTTTAATGTTAAAACTGATAGTTATAATCAGAATACTTTGCGTATTCTTTCAGTTTATAATGCTTATAAGAAAGTTGGAAGTCAATGGGTTTCCTATGATACTAATAGGTTAATTAATCTTGATAGTAGTATTTTTCGCACTGTTTATTCTTCTGATAATATTTATGTTAATAATCAGCTGCACACTTTTAAAAATTATTCAGAAATAAACGGTTCAATATTACATGATAGTTTTACATCTTCTTATTTCATGAATACTTTGAAACCGTCTGTTCATGTTCTTCCAATTATTATTATCCCTGTCGTTTGTTTTTTAAGCTTGCGTAAAGTTTGGGTACTTATTAGAAGTTCTGTTAAAGGAGCGTGAAGTTATGAAGTTTAAAAAGATGTTATCATGTTTTGTAGCTTTCGTTCTTATTTGCTGTAATCTTGTTGTAATTACTTGTTCGGCTACTATTCCTACTTCTTTACCTATTTTTAAATTTTCATATTCTTTTGATTTTTCTAAAGAATATGTTCCTTGGTGTTACGTTTTATCTTACAATCAATCTAAAAATGTTTATAGACTTGATTGTTTTACTAATACTTTTGAATATTATAATCAAAATTATATTGTTGCAGAATATGATATTGATTTATCTTGTTTTGGTATTTATAGAGTTAATCAAACGCATATTTCTTATTCTTCTTCTAAGCTTTATAGATTTACTCATCTTTCAAAAGATAATTCTGTTACTCCGCCTGTTTATTCTTTTAAAAATGAGTACAGTTCAGTTTGTTTTAATTATCCTAAATCTGCTTCCTATAAATCAGATTTTATTTTTCCTGATATTGATAATTTTAATTCTTCTTCGTCAGGTTTTGAAGTGATTGCTTGTAATCGTGATATTGTTGCTTACGATAGTTCTGGAGTTTCTTTGAGTGGTGCTAATATTATTACATTATTTCAAGGTGATGAAAATTACCTTAATAGTTTTTTTGCTGACGGTTATAAGCCTGTTTATCCTGATTTTGAGTATCAGCCTGTTACTCAACCTACAACAGAGCCTACAAGCTCTAGTAGTTCAGGTGATAATACTGAACAGATTAAAACTAGCAAAAATATTTTAGATAATGTCAAAAATCTTGTAAAAGCTATCGGTTCATTACCAAGTACAATTTATGATGCGGTTTCTTCTGCGTTGTCTGGTCTTGTTGATAAGATATCTTCTATATTTGATTTAATAAGTGATTTCTTTTCTTCTTTTTTTACAAATTTATTTAATAAGCTAAAGGAATTGCTTGTTTTTTTATTTATTCCTGACGAGGATAATGCTTTTACTGAAATTAAGAATGTTATTAATGAGAAATTTGGATTTATTTCTCAATTTACTGATTTAGCTTCTAAATTAGTAAACTTGAATTTTTCTTCTGATGTTCCTGCTTTTGAGTTTACTATTTATGGTAAAAAGTATTCTATTATTGATTGGTCTTTATATCAACCTTATAGAAAATATATTCATTCAATTATCATTGTTATTTCTTATTATCATTTTATACAACGTACGATTAAACGTATACCAAGTATAATTGGTGGTATTACTTCTGACTAGGAGGCCTATATGATTACTGAGGCATTAATAAATGTTTTTCTTTTTCTTCCTAAGCTGCTTTTGCAAGCTCTTCCTGATATTGATATTTCTATTCCTAAAGATGTTTTTGATACTTTACAGAATTTTTTGCTTAATCTAGAATACATATTTCCAATTGTTGAGCTATTACCTATTCTTGTTATATCAATATCTTTATCATTATTTAAGATTGCTTGGGCGTTAGTTATACGTATTAAGTCATTTATACCTACAATGGGAGCTTAAAATTATGTATACTTTTTTTAGAATTTGTTTTTTCTTTTTAAAATGGTTGTTTTACTTATCTTCTCCTTTTATTTTTTCTTCTTTGATTTGGTTTTGTTATTTTCGATTTATAAAAAAGGTCAAGCCTACCAAGTCAGAGTGTCGGAACTATAAGACAGGCTTTTTTTTAAAAAGACTTTTTATAGATTTTCCTAGACAGTTTATTTATGATAAGCTTACTCTTGACCCTAACACGTTTCAGGAGTATGGTATGCATTTGCTCTGTGGCGAGCAGGGGAGCGGTAAAACAACTCTTATGGCTTATCTGATACGCAGATATAAATATATGTATCCTCGTTTAAAAGTTCGTAGTAACTTTAATTGTTCTATGCAGGACTTTGAATTAAATTCTTGGAAAGATTTGACTTTAAATACTAATGGTATTTATGGTGAGCTTGATTGTATTGATGAAGTTCAGAACTGGTTTAGTTCTAACCAGTCAAAGAATTTTCCGCCTGATATGCTTACAGTTATTACTCAACAACGAAAAGTTAGACGCTGTATTTTAGCAACTTCGCAAGTGTTTACACGAGTTGCAAAACCGATTAGGGAGAATACGTATTTAATGTATTATCCTTTTACAATATTTGGTTGTTTAACTGTAGTGAGGGTTTATAAACCTATTCTTGATTGTGAAGGGCAGTTGAAAGAAAAGAAGTTGCGTAAGCTGTTCTTTTTTGTTCATGATAAGGAATTGCGTGAAATGTTTGATAGTTACAAAACAATATGTAGTTTATCTGATTCAGGCTTTCAGCCTTTAAATTTTCAAACAAGTAATTCTGACATTCACATAAATGTCAATACAAAATGATAGCTTCAAGCAACCGCATGCGGTTGCTTGAAGAATGATTTTGCTTGACATTATGTTTTGTTGAATTTTCACAGGGGAATTTAAATTCCCTTAACCCCCTGTAGCTAACAGGGGGGTAGAGAATACATATATTATTATTTTTCGTTTTTATTTTTTCCCTATATTATTTGTTTTTTTGGGGGTATTTATGCAAAATGACGAATGTTTAAAAAATCGTATGCTTATTGACTGGTTTTCTTTTACTTCAAAAATTGACAGTTTTTCTTCAATAATTAAACTTATGGGTTTAGAGAATGTTAAGTTTACTGAGTGTAATGGTGCTCAGGGTTATAAAAATAGAATGTCTTTTGATGGAATTAATATTCATTTTAATCATCGTGTTAATGAAGGAATTTGGGTTGAAATGTCTGGTAAAGGTTGTAGAGCTTTTGAAACTTATGCTGATACTGATTTTATGTATCTTATTCAATATGTTTTGGATAATAGTTGTGATTTTAATATTACTCGTCTTGATGTAGCGTATGACTGTTTTGATGATACCATTCCTATCAATCAATTTGCTAAAGATGTTTTGAATAAGCATTATGTTTCACGTTTTAAAGATAATTCTATGCTTGTTACTTGTGCTGCTGGTCGTGTCGGATATACAATTAATTGTGGTTCTCGTAAATCTGATATTTTATTTAGATGTTATGATAAAGCTTATGAGCGTGGTTTTGAACCTGGTGAAAAGTCTTGGATAAGATTTGAGGTTCAAATGCGTAATGATAGGGCTGTTAATTTTCTCCGAATGCTCACTTCTGATAATTTGGGTGTTTTGTTTTGTGGTGTTGTTTCTAATTATCTTCGTGTTTTGAAAAAAGGTTCAGATAGTAATAAAGCTCGTTGGAACATTAAAAAATGGTGGTTAAATTTTATTGGTGATGCTGAGCGTATTAGTTTATTCACAAAATGTGATGTTGATTATAATCTTGCAAAGTGTGAAGATTATGTTTATCATCAGTGTGGAAATGCTCTTGATACACTTCTTTGTATTAAAGGTGTTGATACTGTTCTTCAGGATTTGAAAAATAATAAGCCTGAGCGTTCTGAGAAGTACAGAAAGCTTATTAATGATAATGGTGGTGGTATTATTGATTATCTTCGAGAACGAAATGCTTTGTAGGTGGTTTTATGACACAAAAAGAAATAAGATTATTATTGCAGTATGCGCTTGCTGAACGTACAGTTATGGAACGTGAGTTTCGTCAGCTCCGTTCCAATATTCGTTATCGTGATATTGATATTATGGATTGCTTGGAGCTTTTGTTATTGCTTCAACGCATTGAAACTTTTAATCATGTTTTTAATGATATTTATTTGTTGTTGAATTTACGCAAGTATACTGATTTTGAAGAAAATATAATTTAA